AAGATAGTATACAATGATCAGCTTGCTATCGATATAACCAAGAGGGTTAAGATAGTAGATAGTCTCTATAATAACCCATATTTGTTCTACAAGTATGATATATCAGATGGTGAGAGAGCTGATCAACTCTCTAACTACTATTATAATGACCAATACATGACTTGGCTAATATATATCTCGAATAATATAGTAGATCCTTACTATGACTGGTACATGGATGATGATACATTTAATGGTGTGATGCAGAAGAAGTATGGAATAAGCTCATATGTTTTGCAAAATAAGATACATCACTACACTAATAATTGGTACCAGGAACAGAACTTAACCCTAACAGAGTACGCTGCGCTTCAAGAAACACATCATAAGTATTGGCAACCTGTATACGATCAGAATTCTGATAGGGTTCTTAAGTATGTTAGAGTGAAGTCTGACTGGAAAATTAATACCAATTCAGTAATAAAATATAATTGCAATGGAAATAATTTCATTAAAGACGAGATAGTAAAGATAGTCTTTAATAATAATGTAATTCCAGGAAAAGCGCAGGTTGTTTTCTCAAATACGAGTTCTCTCGTCGTTCATCACGTTTCGGGAACTCTCTATACTAGCGAGAGTGTCAGCATAACTGGTTCAAGTCACATCTATGGAATAGATAGCCACTCGAATGTTGTGTTTACTGCAGTTACAAATCTAGTGAATAATATAGAAGTCGGTGAAGAGGTATATTGGGATGCAGTTAGCGTGTATGATTATGAGAGAGAAAAAAATGAGACCAATAAGAGTATCAGAGTCGTTGATAAGAAGTACTCAACACAATTTGCACAGTCTCTAGAAAACTTATTAAAGTAATATGTCAACATATAATCCTGGCGATATCATAACTAATAAGTTAGAAATAACATCCAGCAGGGGATCTTTGGATGTGGCTTCATCATTCGCGAGTCTATCGATATACGAGAGCATATTTACTCCGGGAATGGTGGCAGATCTAGTTCTAATTGATACAGATGATCACCTAGGTCAAATAAAGATAATCGGTGATGAGACTGTAAACATGTCTTTTCAGGTACCCGGGGGAGTGACGGCGAACTATAAGTTTGGAGTTCAAGCCATCGACGGAGTTGGAACAGTTACTTCTTCCCTAAAGTCAAAGCAATATACGCTAAAGTTAGTATCTGAGGAAGCTCTATATGCACAGACATGCGTTATAAAGCATGCGTTTAATACTCAGCACTCTTCAGCTATTAAGACGATTCTTACCGATTATCTAAAGACAAAGAAGCAAATAGAGGTTGAAGAAACTCAAGGTGTTCAGCATATTAAGGTTGCTGGTTATGCTCCATATGATGCTATAAACATGATAAAGCTGAGATCTACATCTACTCAAAATAAGTCTTCAGTATTTGTCTTGTTTGAGACTCGCGGAGAATCAGACCAAATATTTAAATTTTCTACCGTAGAGGGTCTCTTTAAGGGAAGTCCAGTAAAAACTTTTCAGCAGTCTGACGGTTTAAACAGCAATATAGAAAATATAACTCATGATCAATTACTGGCGCTTGAAATACCTACTCAATTCAATACCATAGATAGATTAACGCATAGTGTTACTGATGTAGTG